TTCTAAAAAATGGAATGAAGTTATTGATAATTTACCTCCGGTTTATATTGCTGACCAATTTATTGGAAAAGCTCCTGATAAAGTTGAATTAAGCGGAGAATTAGAAACTATTACTAAATTAGATGAAGAAACAGAAATTAAATTAAAAGAATTTGAACAATGGAGAAAATCCCAGATTTAGGCGTTGTAAACGCCGAAATAGAAAATAATAAAACCCGCTTATTTATAGAGGAATATAAAAAGCTTTGCGTAAAATACGCTCGTATTTTTCTCCCATCTTTACAAATAACTCAACTCAATGACAATTCTATTAACGATTTTAATAATCCTTCAACTATTATCAAGTAGCATAATAATCTACTTGCTTATTCAACCTAAAGTATCCATAAAGGATAAAAAGATTAAATCGCCGGCTCAGGTTATAGAGTGGCAACCCCCCAAAGAACAAGAAGAAATAGCTGAAGAAAAGATTAGAAAATCATTAGATATTTAAAATTTCCGTGAGGGATGAGTTATCAGTTGGTTCTCATCCAAAAACCTAAAAACCTCTTCATTAATTGCTGTATTCCCTCCTTCCCACGCATCTTTCATAGAGTGGGATGGAAGATGGCTGGGAGGGATAAACAGGACCCAGCAGTTATAAGCTGTAAATCTTCTTCCTAATAAGGAACGGGGGAGTAAGATAGCAGTATTACTTACGGGATACATACTACCTTGCTTCTCCTTTCCTCATTGGGAACGGATGGTCCTGTTATTGGAAACTATGAATATAGAGGCAGAGCGTAAAAAACTAAAAATGTCCGAAAACGAGTTTCTGGCTATTCAACAGCCAATAGACCGTCAAACAGGAAAGCCCAATCCTTTGTTTGAAAAGGTTTATGGTTCTCAACAGAAAATAAATGTTCAACAAGCCGAAAAAGCCAGACAACAGGAACTGGAAACTCAATGGGAGCAGCGCGAAAGAGAAGAGTATTGTAGAAAATATAGGGAAATTCATAAAAAATACTACTAAAATGTTAACTCCGAGGCAAATAAACGAATATCTTTGGAAAGAAAGCCCGCTACTTTGGGCGGTTAACAATAAAATAAAGACGGAAAGGGATGTTCCATTAGAGTTTATCAATCACCGCTTCTTAAAGGATGTCTATGATGACTTTACCCCAATTCAGGTAGTCAGAAAATCTTCTCAGATAGGGTTTTCAACAATGGCTATTTTGAAAACTTTTAATGCGGCTAAATTCAGAGGTTGGAACATTATCTATACCCTGCCAACGGGAGACGATGTAAATCAATTCGTTTCCTCTAAAGCAAATGCTCTAATAGCAGTCAATCCTTTATTGGCTCGTTGGACGCAAGATAAGGATACAATCTATCAAAAGAAGATAGGCAAAAGTTTTATATACTACAAAGGAACATTCTCTTCTAAGAGCAAGGAGGAAAAGATGCAGGCCGGAGTAGGAATTATGCTTTCAGCCGACTTATTGGTTCACGATGAAAGCGACAGGTCAGACCAGGCCATTTTGGAACAGTATGAAAGCCGTCTGGAAGCCAGCCAATATAAGGGGAAATGGTATTTCTCCAATCCTACTACTCCTTTTGCTAAATCTCAGCAACTGTGGGAGAAATCAGATCAAAAGCACTGGTTTGTCAAATGCGAACACTGCAATCATTGGCAATACCTGAACTTTTTTAAGAATGTAAATAATGGCAAGTTTATCTGTGAGAAGTGCCACGAAGAGATAAGCGATGAAGTTAGGCGTAATGGTCAATGGGTCAGAAAGAAAGAAAGCGATATTTCAGGTTATTGGATAAATCATCTCATTGCCCCTTGGATTTCAGCCAAAGACATAGAGGAAGCTTACAAGAACAAAACAAAGGATTATTTCTATAATTTCATCTTGGGACTTCCTTATATCGGTTCGGATATTGTTATAAACCGAGATGTTATCCTTAAATGTTTGGATTTAGAACTCAACTTTCAAGAGCACAACATATTGGGAGTTGACCAAGGATTAAAGAAGCATTGGGTATTGGGAAACAGACAGGGAATTTTCAAAGTAGGAGTAACGGACAGCTGGGAAGATATTGAAAAATTAATTAGGATTTACGATGTGGAAGTGGCGGTCTTTGACGCCCTGCCCGACTTAACCGAACCCCGCAAGTTGAGAGAAAAGTATCCTGGTATTGTTTGGCTCAATTATTATAAGAAAGAAGTTAAAAAAGCGGATTTTATTAAATGGGACGAAATCTCAAGAACTGTCTATACGGATAGAACCAAGATAATCCAAATGCTTATAGACGAGATGGTAAACAGAAAGGTTCGTTTTCAGATGAAGGTAGAGGATTTAGGCAGCTATATCTCCCATTGGCAGTCCTTGTATAAGATTACGGAACAGGATAACTTGGGAATAGACCACGATTCTTGGGAAACCGGAGGAGAAGACCACTTTGTTCACGCCACAATTTATTACAGATTGGGATTGGACAGAGTTGAAGGCGGAGGAACAGGTGTTAGAGAATGGGGTATAGTTGATAAGCCCTATAATGGATTAGCGCCTGATATTCAAGAAGAAATTAAAAAACAAAATAACTATGAATGACACAGAAGAAAATCAATTAGTTGCCTCAGTCCGAGAAGGACTTGTTTATGCCTCAAAAGATGAGGACTTAATTAGGGCAATAAATAACGCCATTACCGAAAGCAAAGACCTTAAAGACGGCGTTGATTTTGTGGGAAAGAAAAATAAGATGCTTTGGGCTAAAGGAACGGTTAAGCCCATAAAGGTTCACCCCAAGAAATCATCTATTACAAGTAATCGTATCTTTACGGATATTGAGACGATGATTCCGATTATGACTTCGGTAATGCCCGAACCGACTATTTTAGGCGCTCAAGACAATAATTTTAAAGAACGGCTTAAGAAGGGATTGGAGATAGCCTACGAAGTAAAGTATAAGATGCAGGAAAAACTTCAGTCCATTATTCGTCATTGGTTGCTGTTTAGAGTGGGTATTCTAAAATATCGCTGGGATAAAGATAAAGGATATATAACCGAACCAGTTTTGGCCAAGAAGTTGGGAATGGATAAACGAGCCACTTCCATAGAAAATTGTGAATATGTTTGGGAGGAATTGGAAGACAGTTTGGAAAACTTACAGACCAAATTCCCTAAAGTTAAAAACGAACTTAATGAGATGGCTAACGACAATCCCAAAACCAAACTTAAATATCTTGAATTTTGGGGCGGAAACGGAGAATGGGTTTGTTGGAAAATACGGGATAAGATTTTAGACAAAATAAAGAACCCTAATTTTGATTATAATAATCCCAATAATAACCTTTTTGAAAAACCGCAATTTCCCTATCTATTTCTGAATGTTTTTAATTTGGGAGACGAATCGGGACTTTATGACGATATTTCATTGGTTGAAGAGTGCGAATCCTTGCAAGAAGGCGTCACTCAACTGGAAAGACAAATCTTAGACCTTAATGAAGGACAAAAGAGAGTTTGGGTTGCTTCGGGACAAGCAATGAGTGAAGAAAAAGCCCAAGCCCTCGTAGATAAAACCGGAGACCTATTAGTTTATTTAGACCGTAATGCGCCAACTAATTCGGTTGTTCAAGTCCAATCGGGAAAACCTGATGCCGCTCTTTTCAATCATCTCTCTCACTTACTTACAGAAATTGATAATGTAATGGGCATCCACTCTACTTCAAGAGGAGAACGACAAGGACAAGAAACCTATGGTCGTGCTCAGCTTTTGGTTCAATCCGATTACGGAAGGTTGGATATGATTGTCCGCAATGTAGAGCAAGTAATTGAAGATTGGTATAACGCTTATCTTCACTGTTTGAAAGTTTACTCTTTACAGGCAGAAATTTTATCAAATGGAACTACCCAAATTGAACTCAAGTCAGAAGAAATCCCTGCGGGTATAAAAATAATGGTTAAAAAGGGTTCAACCCTTCCAACCGATGAAGTCAATCAGGCTAAAAATGCCATCCAACTGGCTCAATTTGGTATGATAGACCCTCAGACTTTGTTTGAGGAACTTGGATATTCTAACACAGAAAAGAGAAAACAAGACCTATTTGTTTGGCTTCAAGCTACGGGTAAAATACAACCCCAGCCCCAAATGCCTGCCACAGGGCAACCTGAAGACCAACAGAAACAA